GTTACGCCCGTAAAGAAAGCGGTGAGTTTCATACTACCTGCAAGTCTTGCACTACCTTCATTTATATTACCAAACTCATCTGCTAATGCTCTCGCTGACGAACCAAATAAAAGAAACTCTGGTCTTGTGAATACGTCTGTAAAACTAACACCAAGAGCTTGCATATTTTTTAACACATTATTTGCAAGAATACCACCTATTGCAAGAAGTCCAGCTTTAGCACCAAACGTGAATCTCTTATTCTCATCGCCACCTTTTTTGAATGATTCAACTATACCTGAATCATAAGCCTGACCTATACCATCAAGAACACTGCCAATAGAACCACCGATACCAGGTATCATATCTGTATATTGTCTTACACTACCTAAACCAGATTTAAATTCAGATGATAATCCTTGAGCAACTTTTTGTTGTTTTCTTAAACTATCAGCATTAGCTTTTTGAGCTGTTAAAGTCTCTAGCTCTCTATCACGACCCATTTTCTTTGCACGTGCAATTTTTTCTGCTAAATTAAGACCAGTAAGGTCTGCTGTAAGTATGTTATCCTTTGCTTTAACTAATGATTTTTCTATGTTGATTTGGCTTTCTAATCTATCTATAGTTTTTTCTGTCTGTCTATTGATACCCTCTACTCTAGCTTCAAGGTCAGCAAAAACTAAACTAGCGGCTCCGCCAAGTTTTTCAATTTCTTTTAAATCTTCTTTGAGTGTGCGAAATTTTCTATCACCACCTGCTGGTCCTGTTGGCATTAGGTTTCCTTAGTTACAATCCAAGTGCTTTCAGTCTAGAGTCTAATTTAGGATTGTTTTTTCTTTGTTTTTGAAGTTGTTGTGCTAACTCTTTTTCTGCTTTTTCTAATCTTTTTTGAATAGCTTTATACTCAGGAGTATTCTCAAGGTCCTTCTTTGCTTTCATCGCTTTTTTTGCACCAAGAGATTGAAAAAATTTTGTTACAAATTCTTTCATAGTTGATTTATTTTTATATACTAATTTTCCCGTTCTATACGGCATCATATACTCCGATTATTGATATTTGGATTCATATATAAATATCGAATAGTTAAGTTTTTCTATTTACGTGATTTATACTTTTGTTGCATCTCTTTTTGAGCTTTATCTATTTCCTTATTTTCATCTTGATATTGTTTATTAAGACGCTTCAAATAGAATTTGCGTAAATATATTGGTAGGTTATATACTTCATTAAAGGTGAAACCACCTTTATGATAATATATTAATTGAAATATTTCTTCGTGAATATTTTTTTTGTGTTCAGGCTGAAGGCCAAAAAAACTGAGCAGTGATTTCCACTGCAACCTCCTGTTCCGTTCCATTTTCAAAGGTTGCTGTAGTAGTCATATTAACATCAGGAGTAACAGAACTTATAAATTTTCTCATCGCTAATGCATCTACTGATAATAATTCTTTGTCAACAAAATTATTTATAAAAGCTCTTTCTGATTTACCATCAACTGAAACAAGTATTCTTTTCATACGACTTGTCATACCTTGAACTAATCCACCAGATACTTTCTTTAATCTTTCAGCCTCAATCTCAAGCTCTTTTTCATCTTGATGAGTAAGAAGTCTGAGAGTGACATCCCTCTCACTATTTGGTAGTTTATATGAAAATTCATTTACACCTTTAGTCAAATCTTTAGTGTCTATTTCTTTATCATTTAACGTAGTTAAATCTACTGTCGCAGTAGTTTGTTCACCATCTTCATTATATACGTAAAAGTCATATCCCTTACCATAAGCAAGTATTCTAGCTGCGATAATAAGTGCATTCTTGTCACCTATAAGTAAATCATTTATCTTAACCTTTTTATCCACAATTAATGCTTCTAAAAGTTTATCTATTGCAGTTCCCTGCTTTAGTAGATTAGGTGAAGTAAGAATGTCTTCTTCACGCGCGGTCATGTATTTCATCTCCACTTTACCTGAAGAAAGTGGGTTGTCTTTTGGATAAAAATATCCCTGCGACGGAAGATTTACTTCTTCCGTCGGAAATTTAGTTTCTGCCATAGAGTTATCCTCTGATTAATATCATTAAGATTTAAAACCTGTTTATTATAACTATATTAGTAATTCTTGAAATTACAATTTATTTTGATGGTGAAAATTTGTCCTTAATTGGTTTCAAAACCATATCGAAAACAATGTCATCGTATTTAGTTGGGGTAAGTTTAACAATTTTCTCTACTGCGTAAAGAACTACCAAAACGTATTCCCAATTTGCTGCTATCCATTCACTCATTTTAAACTCCTATTAGAATTGTAAGATTGCGTAATCGTATTGTAATGTTAAGGTTATATCTGCTGGTTCGCTAGACTCAAAAGCTATCTCACCAAAGTTTGCAGTTGCTATATAAGCACCTTTTAAAGTCCACTCTTCTACTATATCACCGACTGGACCTAACATATTAAACGTAATATCTTTTTTGTAAAAATCTGCATATCCGTCTCTACCTGTAACCGACTCATGTCCTAAACGAACCCATTCCATAACTGCTTGTGCACCACTTGGAACGATAGGATCGTATAACGTAATATCAATAGGTTGCCAAGTTCCTTTACCTTTTAAATGTCTCTTAACATTTATATGGTCTAAAATCATCTCCTCAAACTGAATTTGTGGTCTTCCTCCAGCTTTAATCAAGTAAGATGGTATACCCTCGATATACATAATAAACCGATTTTTTGTTTTCGGTTCAAACGGGGTAAAAAATATTTCGTTGGTATCTAAAATGTCGGGCATTATTTGTCTCCGTTAAAAGCAATTTTTTATCTTCGTATATAAATATCACAAAATAAAAAAAATGATAATATCAGTATTATATAGTTCTTGTTAGTTTTATAGTAGTTTTATAGAAAAAGAAAAACCCCAACCGAAGTCGGGGTTTTCCATATACGTCAGCGTATGTTATAAGATAAATTACTCAGGGAACGATGCGCCTGTAGGTTGAACAACAAAATCCAACACGATGAACTCAGCAGTTCTCGTAGGTTGAATAAATATCTGTCCTACCAATCTGTTTCTATCTACAACATCAGGAGTATTGTTAGTTTCATCCATTACTACTCTGAAAGCACTTAAACCACTATTGGATTGTACACTTTCAAGGTATGGATTAACAATATTCAAGAATCTGTTTCGTGTTGCTACTGTATTCTGTTCGAATACCAAGTATCTTGAGGATGATGCGATGAATTTCTTCAATGCAATCAACAATCTACGAACATTGATTCTATCTAATGCTGATGGTTTGGATTGTAGTGTCTTCTGTCCGAATACTACTACACCTTGACCAGGGAATGAAGCTATTGGATTCACTCTTTCTTCATAGAGGTCATCTCTTTCAGCGTGAGTCAATCTTGTTTTAGCTTCCAACACCGTAGTCAAACCACCACGATTTAAACCAGCTGGTGCAAACCATTCGTGTGCTACTTTATCAGTAAATGCGATTACGCCAGGTAATACTACTGATGGTGGTACCCAAACTGGTCTGTTTGTATCTCCATCGACTATCTTAACCCAGGGGTAATATGTTCCTGCATAGTTTGTATCCAAAGCACTTACAGTATTTGTCACTGTAGCGATAGTATCACCATATGCTGCTGCATCCATGATATAGAAAGCGTCTGCTCTTGCTTCTACTTTCAATATTGCATGATTTGTCACTTTTGGATGTAGTCTGTGAATAACACCAGGTGTCACCAACATATTAATGTCGAATTCATCTGGATTACTTACAGCATTGATTGCTCTTTTGTATGCTACTGAACCACTTGCTGTAGCACTTGAGATATCAAATCCTTGTGTGTTTGTTGCACTTATATCGTTACCAACAAGTTTTGGATTACCAGGATTATCACCATCAAATCCAAACTGGAAAGGTACTGTGAACTTTCTCTGACCAATAGCTGATAGTGATAGTGTAATATTCTCTGTAGCATCTGAGAATGTGGTTGCTAATGAACTTGCATCAGCGTGACCTTTCATGTTCTCAAGAGACATAGAGACGTTACCAGTTGTAGCAGCTGTCTTGGGTATAGGTGATAAATATTCACCATTATCAGGACGTTTATCCATATCGAAATCGAATCCATAGAATATATTAGAATCGAAATCACCAT